GAAGATAAAGTATTATTATTTCCACGATTTGATGAGCTTAGTTTAGTTTTAGCTTTGGATCAAGAAAATAGAAATATAGAAACTGCTGATCTCACACCATTATATGATAGTTTAAGTGAGTGTATCCTAGAAATTGAAGAACTAAAAAATGAGCTTACAACAATTGTTATGACACAAACTAGCACTAGTTCCGGAGCTAGAGACAGATGGGATACTCCGGATATTAAAACTCCTAATGGTAAAAAAGGAAAGCTAAGAAAAGATAGATACAGTTCGCTACTAATAGCTAACATGATAGCTAGACAAATTAATAGAACAACACAACCAATATCTTATGATGTTATAGGAACAGATGCTTCTCAATCAGTTAAAAATAATGGACAAATGTATAAAGGGCCAAGTTGGTTTACAGACGGAGCAAATGAGGATATATATATGGGTATTTACAAATAAGTGTATAATACAATTGTATTACAATCACAATCAAAATAAATAATTATGGCCAAAAAATATCCAAAAAGCGACAGTATACAAGATAGCTCAGTAGAAAATCAAGAAGCCTATGTAACATGGGGCGATGATTTAGCCAGTAAACAAGATGCTTTAAAAGCCACATCAGAATGTCTTAATGAATATGGCCTTTTTAATGCCACAGCAGCATACAAGGGGCGCACGAACGATTACAGTAATCTACTTCCTAATATTTCTGGCAAACCCGGACTAACTCGTGGAGGATACGATTATTTTCGTCCTGGAGAAGCTGTTCCACAAAAAATAAAAGAAATTATAAGAAGAGCAGAAGATATCTATCAAAGAGTTGGTCTTGTAAAAAATGTTATAGATCTAATGGCAGATTTTGCTGTTCAAGGAATAAAACCAGTTCATAAAAACAAAAGAATAGAAAGATTTTACAGAAAATGGTTTAAAAAAATAAATGGCAAAGATCGCAGTGAAAGATTTCTTAATAATTTATACAAAAGTGCTAATGTTGTAATCAATAGACAAACAGCTAAAATTAGTATCAAAACAGCAGATGACTTTTTTAAAGCTAACGCAGCAGACACAACAGAACAAGACGAAGACAAGCTCATTCCGGAAAAGAGAGAAATTCCTTGGAGATACACATTTATAGATCCTGTGTATGTGAATGTTGCTGCTGAGTCATTATCTTCTTTTGTCGGAAAGAAAAGATACGAATTATTAATACCAGCATCTTTAAGAAAAATTATAAACAGTCCTAAAACAGAAAACGAAAAATTAATTGTAGATTCTCTTCCAGCACAAATAACCGAGGCCGCAAAAGGAAAAAGACCATATCCTTTGGACGCAGAGAAAACTTTAGTGTTTCATTACAAAAAAGATGATTGGCAGAGCTGGGCCTATCCAATGATTTATAGCATCATGGATGATATTACAGTTATTGAAAAACTAAAATTAGCAGACATGGCAGCTCTCGATGGCGCTATTAGTAACATAAGAATTTTTAAATTAGGTAATTTAGAACATAAAATTGCTCCAACAAAAGCGGCCGCGAGTAAGCTATCGAGTATCCTACAAAATAATGTTGGCGGAGGAACACTAGATCTTGTTTGGGGTCCAGATATAGAACTTTTAGAGAGTAAAACAACTGTACATCAATTTCTTGGTGAAAGTAAATATATTCCTCATTTAAACAGTGTTTATGCTGGTCTTGGTATTCCTCCGACACTTACTGGAACTTATGGTTCGGCTGGAACCACCAATAATTTCATATCTCTAAAAACTTTAACTCAAAGACTTCAGTATGGCAGAGATGTACTTATATCTTTTTGGGAAAAAGAATTTGAATTAGTTCAAAAAGCAATGGGTTTTAAATATTCCGCAAAACTAGAATTTGATCGTATGGATCTAAGTAATGAAGACGCAGAAAAAGCACTACTCATACAACTTGCTGACAGAAATCTTATTAGCGATGAACTTATACAAAGCAGATTCGGTTTCGATCCGGATATGGAAAAAACAAGACTTAATAGAGAAAGCAGAGATAGAGATTCCGAAAGAATGGTTCAAAAAGCTGGTCCTTGGCACGATCCTATGTTCGAAGGCAGTCTTAAGAAAATCGCTTTACAGTTAGGTCTAGCTACGCCGAGTCAAGTGGGGCTAGAATTGCTAAAAAATAAAAATGGCGAGAAAACCGCTATGGAAATGAAGATGCAGAATCCAACGAGAAACGCTTTAGTTAAAGATTCGTCAGAATCTTTAAAAGGAGAACCACAACAAGGTCGCCCCAAAAACTCTAAAGATAGTCAAAAGCGAAAAACCAAAAAATTTGTACCACAAACTGGAGCTAAACTTCAGCTATGGGCAGATGCCGCACAAGACAATATCGCCGAAATTATAAATCCTGTATTGTTAGATTTTTATAGCAAAAAAAATATGCGTAGTTTGTCAAGTATACAATCTCTAGAATGCGAGGAGATTAAAACTAAGATCCTTCTTGCAACACAACCAAATGAAAAAATTGATCAAGACCTAGTTAATAAACTAATGGGATCTATAAATAGTAATGATATAAATTCTATCTATCAATATTATCTTCAATTTTTAAATGCTATGATCGCGTCCTATTCCAGAGAATTGACCGTTAATGAATTGAAACAGGTTAAATCTTATTTTTATTCTATGGTGTATGACAATCTAACCCATATGGAAAACTAATATGCATATTTTTGATCAAGAACGAAAAGATGATCTAGAAGATCTTATATTAGCAACACCGCTAGTATCCATAGCCTCACAGGTATTTCCTGCTGAAGAAAATAATCAAATATTTCATAAGAACCTAAAATCTTTAGCTTCTTTTAATGATGAAGATCTTTATTACGTTCAATCTATACTGGTAACTTCTAGTTGGAATAAAAATGATGATATTTTTAATAAAGAAGAAATTTGGGCAGCAAGAAATACTCCAGAAGATAAGCCAACAAATCTAGAGCATGACGAGAACACAATTATAGGCCACATAGTATCAAACTGGTCAATAACAGATGATGGCATATTAATTGATGATAATACTCCGGTAGAAAATTTACCAGAAAGATTTCATATAGTAACTGGTTCGGTAATATACAAGGCTTATACTAATCCAGAATTAAAAGATAGAACAGCTAAATTAATATCCGAAATAGAGAATGGTACTAAATATGTTAGTATGGAATGTATGTTTAAAGGATTCGATTACGGATTAATTAATGAGGCTACTGGAGAATATAAAATATTATCCAGATCCAATGAAACATCTTTCTTAACAAAATACTTAAGATCCTATGGTGGTACCGGTAAATACGACAACTATAAAATAGGTAGAGTTCTCAGAAATATAACATTTTCTGGCAAAGGATATGTTGACAAACCAGCAAATCCAGATAGTATTATTTTTAATAGAGATAATTTTGTAAATTTACCCAAAATAAAAAATGCCGATAAATGTTTTTCAGGTGTATCAGAGATTGTAAACAATACTACGGAGGTTAATAATATGAATTTAGAAACAGAGGTTGCTGAACTAAAAGACAAAGTACAAGCAATGACAGACTGCGCCTCGGCCACCAAAGAAGCTTTTGCTCAAGTGGTTGAACTAAAAGATAAAATCGTAGCATTAGAAACCGAGCTACTTTCCAAAACAACAGAACTAGATCAATCCAAAGCTGTTTACCAAGAGCTTCTAGATCAAACAGAAGCAGCAAAAAAGGTAATGCAAGAAGAGATGACGAAAAAAGAAGAAGACATGAAAAAGACCAAGGCTGATCTTGATAGTGCTCTTGAAACAGTTGCTGTCTACAAGAAACAAGAAGCTGAAATGGTCAAGAAAGAAAAGAAGATGAAGAGAATGGCTTCTTTGATCGAAAAAGGTTTAGATCAAGAAACAGCCCTATCCGCTGTTGATCAATTTGAATCTTTGGAAGATAGCGCTTTTGATGCCGTAGCCGAGCTAGTAGCATGTGCTGCTAAAAAATCAGCTATGATGGTCGAAACACCCAAAAAAGTTAAATCAAACGAAGAAAATATTGCCGAAGAGGGTATAGAGAGTGTTGAATCAGATACCGAAAGCGAGTTTAGTGT